AAAAGTTAGCCTATTTGCGCCGCCAGACTAGGCTAAAAAGGCCCCGAAATAGGCTAACGAAATAGTCTAACTGCTAGGCTTCGAGGTGTTTTTGCACAGTGTAAGAGTACGGCTTACAAACAACGTCAAAAACATAGACTACTTTTGGCCTAGTTAGCTAAGGGTTAGCTAAGTGTTAGACTATGGCAGGGGAAGATGCAAACGCCCTATTCATCTGTGTTTGAGGGGCTGTTAGACTAGTTAGACTACTTTTTTATAACTCTTTAGAAAGAAGAAGTATATATATATAGTGTTGTGTACGGCTGGCAAACAGTGAAAAAAAAGTAGTCTAAATAGTCTAACTGCCCCTCGGCCACCTCATCACCGCGCAAGCTCGCCAGCAGATCGTTAGCCTAGTTAGGCTATTAAAAATAAATAGCCTAAATGGTCTAACACTTAGCTCCCAATCTAAAGTAGCCGTGTAAATTAGTCGGGTATTACCTGGCGCGATTGCCGAAAGCTATCAGCTACAACCCGACTTCAAATAACGGGTGTTATGTCAAATCGCAGTGATAGTTTCACGCTATCAGCATTACTTGACTAACCTGAAGGGTTATTGCCGCCAGGCTATCGGCTGATAGCCGCAAGCTATCGATAACTGCTTGGCGATAGTGAGGGGGGGGAGGTGCTGACTGAGCGCGGATAATTTTTATCAAGCCCCCCCCCCCGCGCAAAGAGAAATACGGTAAGAGGATTCTTTACTACACGAAAGAGTAGCCTTTACCCCCCCAGCTATAAGTAAAAGCATATGCTTGACAATAGAACCATAATCTTTTATAAGGCGACTATGGGCTACCTATCTATACCGCACGAACCGCGCCGGCTCCGCGCAACTGAGGCGGTGCTTGATCGAATTTACGAAGCTGCCAAGGTTGGTTTGAAGGGGGACTCGCTGGCGCTTGCGTCGGGGATGCTTCCACAGGAATATCGCCAACTGTGCGAACTGGACCCACAGGCGTTGCTTGCGGCGCAACGGGGCAAGGCGGACGCAGAACTGGAGCATGCCACCATGCTGGCCAAAGCCTCGCGTGAAGGGGATGCCAAGGCCAGCCTTGCCATCTTGCAGCACATCCACGGCTGGCAGTCCAAGGAAGTGCAATCGCGGTTTGGTGAGGGGGGTATTACCATTGTGATCGGCACGGTGGAAGCGCCGCAGATTACCGCCGGCAACACCTACGAACAGGGTATGGCTTGAGTGGTGATGTCAAGCCTGATGTGCAGCTACTCGAGCGGGATCCGTTGGTTATTTCAGGAGATTGATGATGGGACTTTTTGATGCCTTCAAGCAGTATGTTCGAGATGCAATACCTGGTGGCTTGCTGAACGCTGAAATAGAGCAGGGCGCTAACGACACGGCTAATGCCATTCGTGCCAAAGGCAAAGCGTTTGAACGCGGTTTGTTTGATCCTCAGCAGTACGCCGGAGAAGCATTGCGTGCAGGGATGGACATGGTAGGCATGGCTCCGCTCGGACTGACCGTATGGCATGGAAGCCCGCACAAGTTCTCCAAGTTCGATATGTCAAAGATCGGCACTGGAGAGGGTGCACAGGTATATGGGCATGGGCTGTATATGGCTGAAACGCCGGATGTGGCAAGGCAATACGCACAAACCCTTGATCCAATGGCGCAGACTGCTAGATCATCTATTGATGCTGAAGGTACTGCGGCTAGAGTTTTGCAAGCAGTTGATTACAACAAGCAGAAAGCTATTGATGAGTTAACTAGACGTAAAAACATGACGCACGTTCAAGGTGATGCAGAATGGGCAGCAAAGATGGATGCGGCTATTGCTTACATTAAAGGTGTAGATAAGACTAGCCAACTCTACAAAGTAGACATCCCCGACGAAGCAGTAGCCCGCTTTCTTGATTGGGACAAGCCGCTGAGTCAGCAGGCTCCGGAAGTGCAGAAGGCTTTATTCCCTATAGTTGAACAAGGAAGATACGCGTCAAAATCTTTACATGGCGACCCTATGGGCCATGAAATATATTCGTTTCTTGACCAGCATCAAATGGGCGCAAGATTTATACCGAATTTAGCTAAAGAAGCGTCAAGACTAGGGGTTAATCCAAATATGTTAGGGTCTTTAGATAGGCAAAAATATATTTCTGAATATCTTAATTCACAAGGGGTTCGAGGTATCCGCTACCTAGACGGCGGCTCACGTTCTGCCGGTCAAGGTTCTAGCAACTTCGTGCTGTTCGATGACCAACTGCCCCGCATTCTAGAGATTAACGGCGTACCTACCGGCCTTAGTCCTTGGAAGCCGGGTGAATTTGCTGATCCGTTCAAAGAGCCGTTTTCTGGAAATTTCCCTGAGTTTTAATGAGTACGATCAACTTCGACATGCTGCGCTGGCAAAGGGAAGTGTTTGCCGACACCGCGCGGTTCAAGGTGGTTGTGGCGGGGCGGCGGTGCGGCAAGACGCGCATGAGCGCGGTGACAATGCTGGTGAAGGGGCTGGAGTGCAAGAGCACCGATGCGACGGTGCTGTACGTTGCTCCGACCTATGGCATGGCCCGGACGCTGATGTGGGACTTGCTGCTGGTGCTGGGGGAACCGATCATCGCCAAGAGCAACGTCAATGACGGCGAGATCACCCTCATCAACAAGGTGAAGCTGCGCATACGCGGTGCGGACAACCCCGACTCGCTGCGTGGCATGAAGCTGTACTACGCCGTGATCGACGAGATGAAGGACATCAAGGCGACGACATGGGAACTGATCATCCGTCCTGCGCTGTCCGACCTGAAGGCGGGAGCGCTGATCATCGGGACGCCGGAGCCGGGGGAGAGTTTGTTCCGCGACTACTTCAACTTAGGCATATCTGGCCACGACCCCGAGTGGAAGTCCTGGCACTTCACTACGGAAGATAATGAACTGATTGACCCCCGCGAGATCGAGGCGGCGCGGCGGTCGATGAGCACGATGGCCTTCAAGCAGGAATTTTTAGCCTCTTTCGACTCGATGGGCAGCGACATCTTCAAGGAAGAGTGGCTGCTGTACTCGGCGGACGAGCCGCGCGAGGGGAGTTGGTTCATCGCGGTCGATTTGGCGGGCTTTGAGGATGTCAGCGACCCGAACAAGAAGCGGTATCTGGACGACACGGCCATTGCGGTCGTCAAGGTCATGGACGATGGGAAGTGGTGGGTCAAGAAGATCGAGCATGGGCGATGGGATGTCCGCGAGACAGCGGTGCGGATACTGCTGGCGATACGGAACGTCAGGCCATTAAGCGTGGGTATAGAGAAGGGGTCATTGCAGCGCGCGGTGATGCCGTACCTGACCGACCAGATGCGCAAGAACAACGTGTTCGCCCATATCGAGGCGATCCCGACCAGCGGGGCCAGCAAGGAGAATCGTGTAATCTATGCTTTACAGGGGATGTTCGAGCATGGGCGTATAATCTTGAACCAGCGGGAGAATTGGGACAAGTTCAAGGACCAGTTATTGATGTTCCCCTCGAAGAAGTCCCACGACGACCTGCCCGACGCGTTATCAATGATTCAGCACCTTGTCTCCGTCAGCTACATGAAGGAAGAGAGTGAAGACGGCTATGAAGTGCTGGACGAAATCGTAGGTTTCTGATATTGTGAGAGTAATTGCCTGAGAAGGGTTAGCTATGGATCAAGAGATTGGATATGCCAACACCGGACAGGTGGTTGATCAAGAGGACGAGGCGGTAGAGTCTCAGTTCTATCAGGAAACCGAGGCCGACAAGGAATTGTTGGCCTTCGTCGTTGATCATACGGATCGCTGGCGCGAGTACCGAGACCAGAACTTCATGGATGACTGGGAGAAGTACGAGCGGATTTTTCGCGGCATATGGACTTCCAGCGACAAGTTGCGTGATTCCGAGCGGTCACGCATCATCTCCCCCGCAACACAACAGGCCGTCGAGACTCGCCATGCCGAAGTGATGGAGGCGATCTTCGGCCAGGGTGAATATTTCGACATCAAGGACGATGTGAACGACAAGAACGGTGCCGTCGACGTCGAGAAGATGAAGCGGCAGTTGTATGAGGACTTCGCGCAGGACAAGATTCGCAAAAGCATCGACCAGATCGAGCTATTGGCCGAGATTTACGGCACTGGGATCGGTGAAATCACGGTTGGCAGCGAAAAACAGTATATGCCGATGACGGTCCCGATGGATCGGACACAAGCGGCCTACGGTGTGGGGGAAAAAGACCGGATTTGCGTCAAGTTGGTCCCGGTTAGCCCGAAAAACTTCCTGTTTGACCCAAATGGCACCACGATTGAGGATTGCATGGGGGTTGGTGTAGAGCGCGAAGTGTCTATCCACAAGATTATTGCTGGAATCACATCAGGAAAGTATCGAAATGTCGATATTTCGGCGTTCTACAAGGATGATTCACTGGAAGCAACGCAGGAATCAACGGATTTCATGGATGAAAAGGTCCGTTTGCTCAATTACTACGGCCTTGTCCCGCGCGAGTACCTGAGCGAAGCGGGCGAAGAAGTTGCCGAAATCCCCGGAATATCCGAAGAAAACGAAGATTACGCGGATATGGTGGAAGCTGTCATCGTTATCGGCAACGGCGGCGTTATTCTGAAAGCGGAATTGAGTCCTTACATGATGCAGGACCGCCCAGTGGTCTGCTATCAGGACGACACGGTGCCGAATCGCCTCCTGGGGCGCGGCACGGTGGAGAAAGCATTCAACATGCAAGCCGCGATTGACGGTTCGATGCGCTCCCACATGGATGCGCTGGCCCTGACCACTGCCCCGATGATGGGGATGGACGCCACCCGGTTGCCGCGCGGCGCGAAGTTCGAGGTAAGACCGGGCAAGAACTTCATGGTCAATGGCAACCCGAACGAGATTATGATGCCGTTCCACTTTGGAACGAATGATGGGCAGGCCATGCAGACGGGCAAGGAATTTGAGCGCATGCTGCTCATGGCGACCGGCACCATTGACTCGCAGGGAACGGTTTCTGCGGTAGCCCGCGATGGTCAGTCGATGGACATGGCGACGGCGACCATGATCAAGAAGTACAAGCGCACCTTGGTTAATTTCCAGGAGGACTTCCTTATCCCATTCATCAAGAAGGCCGCGTGGCGCTATATGCAGTTCGCGCCTGAGCGGTATCCGGCCACCGATGTCAAGTTTGTTCCGACCGCGACCTTGGGCATCATCGCCCGTGAGTACGAGCAGAAGCAACTGGCGTTCCTGATTCAAACGCTTGGGGCAAATAGCCCGCTGACGCCCGTGCTGATGCAAAGTGTTGTCAAGAGTTCATCCTTGTCGAACCGAGAAGAACTTCTGGCACAACTGCAACAGATGTCGCAACCGAATCCGCAGCAGCAACAAGCCCAGCAGCAAGCAGTCATGCTCGACATGCAGACGAAACAAGCTGAAGCATCGCTCAAGCAGGCCCAGGCGAAGAAGGCTAACGTCGAGGCGGATTTGGAGCCGCGTGTGGTTCAGGCAAAGATACTGTCCGCACTCTCGAACAATCTTAATGAGGACAACGAAGGTAAGGACTTCGAGCGCCGCGCCAAGATTGCCGATCTGATGCTCAAGGAGAAGGATATCAACTCCAATGAGCGGATTGCCAAGATGCAGATGGAGCAAAAGAGGGCTGAGAAAGCCAAGGATACCGACTACCTTAAAGCCGCTTCAATGATGTGATGCTTGAAGAACTGAAACGCCTCCTGACGCCAAACGTAAGTTTGGCCGCCAAGTTGATTGGCGTGTCCATGTACTTCATCAAGCTGTTGCAGCGGCACGATGAGCGGATAGGCACTCTTGAGGAACGTCAGCTTCAAAAAGGCGACAAAGGTGAAAAAGGCGAAAAAGGGGTTCGCGGAGAGAAAGGCGAGCGCGGCGAACAAGGTATTCCGGGGGTTCCTGGGATGGTTGGCCCCCCAGGGCAAGACGGCAAGGCGGGAAAAGCCGGGGCCAAGGGCAAGGACGGCGTTTCGGTAGTTGATTCCGAGATCGCTGCCGACAATCATCTGGTTTTCAAGCTCTCGGATGGCCGAATCATCGACGCTGGGGAGTTGCCAGAGATCGGATCAGGCCAGGGCAGTGTATTTGTTGCGGGTAACGCGTGGCAGATCACTGTAGCTGCAACGGCCCCTGCGAACCCTGAAGTCAATGCGTTATGGCTTGATATCAGCTAATCATGGCTTCAGCATGGGGAAGCAGTTGGGGAAGCGCGTGGGGCAACTCTTGGGGGTCGATCTCCACAACCCTCAGCATCAAATACTGGACTGGAACTTTGTGGGTAGAAAAGCCGCTGAAACGATGGAATGGTACAGCATGGGAGACAGCCATGGTGAAACGCTATAACGGAGTGACATGGGTATGACCCCTGAACTGCAACGATACTATGAGAAACGCCTTGCCATGATGGGTGACGAGGCGTGGAAAGACCTGATGGAAGATGTGCAGCGCATGCTTGACGCAACCAATATGGTTGAGAACATCAAGGATGGGGACGACCTGAAGTTCAAGAAAGGTGAGATTTCCATGATGCGCTGGATGCTGAGTTTGAAACAGGTCAGTGAAGATTCCTATGAACAACTGAAAGCCGAAGATGCCGAGATTGCTTAGAGACTTTGAATGCCCTTCGTGCGGCAAGCAAACTGAACGGTTTGTTGACACAGATCAAAGTGAAGTTGAGTGTGATTGCGGGGCATTCGCCAAACGTGTGATTGGTATGCCGCATGTCTCACTTGAGGGGATTACCGGCGACTTTCCAGGCGCGCACGATAGATGGGCGAGGATCAGGGAAGATAACGCCCGTATCAAGGCAAAGCATAAGGATTGACAATTATTTAAACAAGATGTATAAGGAAGTCTAATTGGTGGGCAAACGCTAGGCGTCCGCCGTGTTCTAACCCCTGAGAACCCGTTTGGGCAGGAGACAATGATGGCAGAAGTGCAAGATTTGGAAGTCGAATCGGTTGAAGAAGGTGAACTTGAAGTTGTTGAAAAACTCCTGAAAGAGCCTGAGCAGGAAAAAGTAGCTGAAGAACCTGAACTTGATCAGAAATATCGAGGGAAGACCGTAGCAGAAGTCGCCAAAATGCACCAAGAGGCCCAAAAGCTGATTGATAGGCAAGCGATGGAAGTCGGGGAAGTTCGGAAGCTGGCCGATGAACTTTTGAGATCACAACTGCAACAGAAGCCTGAACCAGAGAAGCCGAAGGAAGTTGATTTTTTTGAGAACCCTCAAGAGGCGATTCGTCAAGCAGTAGAAACGAACCCGAAGGTGTTGGCAGCAGAGCAATACGCGCGGCAGGTCCAGATGGAACAGACGCGACAAATGCTGGCGGCAAAGCACCCGGACTTCGCGCAGATCGTGAAAGATGGTGAGTTTGTAGATTGGGTCAAGGCCAGCAAGGTGCGAATCGGCCTATTCAAACAAGCTGAAAATTACGATTTGGATGCTGCCGATGAGTTGCTGAGTACGTTCAAGACGATTCGTGGCATGAAGGTGAAACAGGTGGATGAAGCTGAAGCGAAAGCCCGGAATCAGACGCTAAAAACCGCTGCCGTCGAAACGAGTGGATCGGGTGAGAGTTCCAAGAAGGTCTACCGTCGTGCTGATCTTATCCGACTCAAAATGCGTGACCCGTCCAAGTTCGAGGCGATGCAAGACGAAATTGATGCCGCTTATCGAGAGGGACGGGTTAAATGAAAGATTTAACTCAGGAGATTTAACATGGGACTTGGAACCAACCATACCACTATCACTACCGCTGACAAATTTATCCCTGAACAGTGGTCCGATGAAGTCATTGCCGCGTACAAGCAAAAACTGGTACTCGGCAACCTCGTTACCCGCATGTCCTTCAAGGGCAAAAAGGGCGACACTCTGCATATCCCCGTTCCGGCTCGCGGCGACGCCTCAGCAAAGGCCGCTTCGACCCAGGTAACGCTGATCGCTGATACCGCTGGTGTTGTTGATGTTCTCATCAACAAACACTTCGAGTACAGCAAACTGTACGAAGACATTGCTGAGATGCAAGCCCTTGCCTCCATGCGCCGGTTCTACACAGAAGACGGCGGCTATGCCTTGGCGAAGCGTGTCGATCGTGACTTGCACCTGTTGGGCGCGGGCTTCAACTCCGGTTCGATTGCTGGTGCGACCAACCTGTACGAAACCGCTGTTATCGGCGGTGACGGCTCAACCGCTTTCTCCGGTGCGTCCAGCGGCAACGGCACTGCGCTGACTGATGCCGGTTTCCGCAAGGCCATCCAGACTCTTGAAGATCAGGATATCAACAGCGCCGAACTGAATCTGGTGATCCCGCCTGTCGAGGCTAACGTGTTTCGCGGAATCTCGCGTTTCACTGAACAAGCCTTCGTTGGTTCTGGCGATGTGATCCGTACAGGTCGCCTTGGCAACCTGTACGGTGTCGAAATCTTCACTTCGACCAATTGCCCGTTCATCCACTGCAACAGCGTGACTAGCACCCAGTCCGTGACTTTCAGTGCAACGAAGCCGACTGGCGCAGCTTTCGCTGACGAGTTCGCCCTGACTGTCGACTGGAACACTTCGACCCCGACTGACACCAAGTACCGCGCTTGCATGCTGTTCCACAAGGACGCGATGGTTCTGGCCGAGCAGCAAGCCATTCGCACTCAGTCTCAGTACAAGCAAGAGTACCTTGGCACTCTGGTTACGTCTGATACGGTGTATGGCACCAAGGAACTGCGTGACTACGCGGCCTTGGCAATTGTGGTCCCGGCCTAAATCTTGACCTGATGGGGGCTTCGGCCCCCATCTTTTAACTTACAGGAGAAGATTATGGCTTTTACGACTGCAACCGTAGCAAGTGTTGAGCGCGGGTCGAAGCAATTCCAGGGTGCTTTTACGGACCAATGGGTTGCCAACCTCACGGTCAATCCGGCGTCCATCGCCGCAGGCGCTGAAGATGCGGCAACTTTTACCATCCCCGGCGTCGCCTTTGGTGATATGGTGATGGTGGCTCCTGGCGTCGATCTCGCCGCCACGGGTGAACTGTTCATGTCGGCGTATGTTTCCGCCGCCAACACGGTGACAATCCGGCTTTCCAACGTTCACGCGTCGTCTGCGGCTGATCTGGCCTCATCGACATGGAAACTTTGGGTCGGTCGGCCTAGCTGGTAATAAGACTGCCCCTGCGAAAGCGGGGGTTTTCTTATGCAAGTTACTTTCCGCTGCAAACGATCAGGTAATACAGTATCATTCGCAAACGAGAATGATATTCTTTCCATGCGGAAGCATGAAGGTTACGATGAGGTAATTGATCATGGCATGCAAGAAAAAGTCCAAGTCCAAGATGCCCCCGCGCAAGAAGTAAAACGCCGTGGCCGCCCAAAGAAAGTGACTGTTTATGGCTGATCTGTTTAATCTGGACAGCAATCCCTGGCTGTCCGCTTTGGGTACTCCGGCTAAACAGCAGGACTATCTGCAACAACTTCTTGCACAGCACGGGGTTAGCGTAGATGGGCGCAAGAATGTCATGTATCAGATGGCGGCCCAGTTGCAGAACAGTATTGGTCTTGACAAGATTTCTGGCATCTCCGCGATCCCGAACACCTATAACACGATGTACAAGGTTACGGACAACGCAGGGAAGCAGTATGTAGTATCTGTGCCGGGTACAAGTCAAGGCGATGCGGCGTATGTAGCTCGCCCCGGGTACGACTTAGGACAAACGCTTGGTAATCCCTCGGCGCTGCTAAATAGCCCGTTAATTCGTTCAGCTAACGCAGCGGTTCAGGAGAACCCCAATTTCCTGAATGATTGGACTTCGATGTACAACGGCGGGGCGTATATCTCACCCTACACCGAAGGTATGCAATTACCTGAGGTGGTATTCGACCCGAACGCCTACTCCCAAGAGTCATTCATGCAAGGGATCATGCCATATCTTACCATCGCTGCTCCGGCGGTCTTGGGGGCGTATGCGCCGGGGTTGTTTGAGGGGTCGTCCTTGGCCAACACCGGCTATATCGACGCCCTTGGCGGAATGACGGATGCGTCTGGGACAGCATTATCTTCGTGGGCATCTGGCGCAACAGGTGCAGGAACATTAGGAGGCAGTATGGATTGGGGCGACTTGTTTTCAGGTCTTGGCGACACGACTGCTGATTGGCTTCCTAACGCAACGGGATGGGACTTTGGTCCTCTTAGCGATACGTTACTGTCTGGTGGAGTTGACCCTGTTTCTGGTATGACTTTGAGCCAGATGTCTCCGACCTTGTGGGATACCTTGACCAGTTATGTCACAAACAACCCAGGATCAACTATCAAGACCGCGCTGAACGCCATGACGGGTGGCGGCAGTTCTGGCCTCATGAGCGGCGCTTTGACGGGCTTGGGCGGGTATCTGACCGGCAATTCTGCTGTCGATGCCGCCCGCGCCACCGCCGATGCACAGATCCGCGCCGCGCAGATCGCAGCGGATGCCGCCAAGTTCAAGCCTATTGGCGTGACTACCAATTTCGGTTCCTCGCAATTCGGGTACGATGCGAACGGCAACCTGACTTCTGCCGGGTATCAACTGACCCCACAGATGCTGGCGCAACAAGCGAAGCTGATGGGGGTATCGGAAGAAGCCTTGCAGCAGTACATGCAGTCCAAAGGACTGACTCAACCGATGCAGACTGCGGCTCAACAAGCCATGACTCTCGGCAATAACTATCTGCAAACAACGCCGGAGCAACAAGCCGCGAAGTATATGGCCGAGCAGCAATCCTTGCTTGCACCTTCGCGTGAACGCGAATTGGCGCTGCTGCAAACCAAACTAGCGAATCAGGGTGTTGGTGGGCTGTCGATGGGCGCAACCAGCACCGGCATGCAAGCAGCAAATCCTCAACTTGAAGCCTATTACAACGCCTTGATGCAGCAAGACACGCAATTGGCGGCTAATGCGACTCAGGGCGGCATGGACTACGCGAAATTTGGTGCGGGTATGGTCGGAACGGGCGGTGATCTGCTCAAGGGTATGTACGGTGCTCAAACAGCGGCTTATTCCCCATACCAAACCGCTTTGGGGGGCGCGCAAACTGTTGAAGGGTTGGGGCAGAACGCCCTCACCCTCGGCATGAATATGGGCAGCACGGTCACTGCGGCGAACGCCAATGCGGGCAGCTTGTTGGCGAATGGCATGAACAACGCAGCACAAACGACCCAGGCTGCGAACGCCTATAGTCCGTGGGGGGCATTGCTCACGGGTGCGGGAAATACGATGCAGAACTACAATACGCAGCAAGAATTGTTAAGAATGCTTTCGGGTAGCGGAACTTCTGGGTGGGGGACGTGAGATGGCAGATATCGTAGAAAGCCTGTTTGGACCCTCGATGTTCGATATCCAACAGCAACAGAACCAGCAACTCAACAAGTCGGCACTCCAATATGCGCAAATGGACCCGCTACAACGGGCTGCGGGAACCATGTTCCAAGCGGGCGGGATGCTGGCTGGCCCGGCTGCTGGTGCGATGGGTATGCAGAACCCTCAGATCATGCAAGCGCAGATCAAAGATGCGATGATGGCTAAAGGGGGCGACCTCTCTACTGCGGAAGGATTGAAGGCCAAGGCCGCCCAGTTCGCTGCAATGGGGGACCAGAAAACTGCAATGCAGTTGATCCTCATGGCCCGCAAGATGGAAGCTGAAGAAACCGACCTTGCGCTGAAAAAGGCGCATGCGGATTACTACGCCAAGGGCGGTATTAGCAAGACGACTAATCCCCTCGCCCAACTTCCTGCAAAGCAAGCTATTGCCCGGAACGACGCAATGAAGTCAGGTATGGCTGCGGGCTTGAAAGGTCAGCAGTTAATGGACTTCGTTGAAGCCCAGGTTCAAGCCATGACTGACCAGTGGTATGAGGCTAGTGGTGTTGAACGACCTGAGTTGCCTAAAGAACCAACCACTCCACTCACTTCGGCCACGGCAGTCAGCAACACGCTCAAGGTAACGGAAGAACAGAAACGGGCAATGATTGCTGATGCCCTGAGTCGTGGTGATGAGGAAGCGGCTGCGAAACTGCTAGCGTTCCCGGTGACTCCTGGGATCGCTTTGCCGAAGTCCAAGGCTGAAGTTGCAGGGGAAGTGAAGCTGGCTGAAACATTAGCTTCAAATAACCCTGCGGCATTGTCAACGGGGGCGCAGGCACGGGAACATGGCGGCGAGAGCGCAAAAGAGGATATCAAACAATGCTGCAATGAGTTCAGCGATGAGTATCCCCAAGATTGATACGCTGATTGATCAACTTAATCGCGGCGATGTGACTACCGGCACGGCAGCAGATATCCGCCTTGGATTCGCCAAGGCGCAAGCATTGCTTGGGGGTAAAGATGCGGCTAAAAATGCCAGCGATACGGAAATTGCAGATGTGCTGATGGGAAGCGATGTCTTTCCGCTGATTCAGTCTTTGGGTATCGGCGCGAGAGGCATGGATACCCCTGCTGAGCGAGATTTCTTGCGTAAGGTCATGACAGGTACGCTCACGCTTGAGAAAGACACGCTGCTTAAGATGGCACAGCTACGTAAGCAAGCCTTGCAACGGGATATTGATCGGTGGGATTCTAGGATTGATAAAGGTGAACTTGATTCTTACTTCAAGAATACAGGACGCACAAAAGAAAAAATCGGAACCCCAACCAAAACAAACGAAATGGACGCCCTGCCGCCGCCAGCCAGTTTGCCGGGTAAAACAGTCAGGGATACGGTAACAGGGGTTCGTTACAAGTCTGATGGTACGAAATGGGTGAAACAATAATGGGCCGTTTTGTTATCGAAGATGATGCTCCGCAAGAGTCTCCGACGCAACGATTTGTTGTTGAGGAAGACGTTCCGCCCTCTCAGAACAGCGCTGACCGCGAGTTCAACTGGAAAGATTTGTTTGCACCCCCCGCAGCGTTACTGGAAGCTGGGGCGACGATGTCGACCGGGCTGGGTGGTCAGATCATGGGCGGACTGGCGGGGCTGAGCCAACTTGCGCTAGGAAAAGGACCAGAGGCTGCGGCCAACACGACTCGTTCTGTACAAGATAGCATGACTTATCAACCCAAGACTCAGTTGGGTAAAGGTCTAATGAGCGCGGTGTCCTTCCCCTTTGAGAAGGGCATGGAAATGACCAAGGCTGCTGGTGGGGCTATTGGAGACAAAATTGGCGGCGATCAAGGCCGGCTTGTCGGGGAAGCGATTGGGGAGCAAGTAATTCCAGTCGCGGGGACCCTGGCCGGGGGGTACAGTGCTTTGAAAGGTGCTGCTGCAGCAAACACTGCTGCGAAGCAAGCAGCAGCGAG